AGCAAAGGGCGAAGAAACTAAATCAAAACCAGTTGAATGAAATATCAAAAGTTTTCACACAAAACTCCACATTTAAAAGGAAAACAACATCAGTTGGATCCCAATCTCGACTTAAAGCAATTAGTTCACCACTCAACAGTTCAGTATGTTGATCGTGATGCGGACGGCGATGTTGATGTTTATGATAATCCTAAAAAGAAAACTCCGGATGAAAATCCAATAGATATTAATGTTGATACTCTGTCAAGGAAATTAATCGCAAAACAAAAAGGGGAACTTAAGCATACAAAAAGGGGAATCGCTTATGAAGGAAATCTTCATAAATGGTTTAAATCCTCCAGTTCAAAAGATGGAAAACCAGGTTGGGTAAATGTTGTAACTGGCGGAACTTGTGCAAGCGATGAACCTGGAGAAGGAACTCCAAAGTGTGTTTCTTCGGCAAAGAGAGCAAGTATGACTCCGGCAGAAAGAAAATCTGTTGCAAGAAGAAAAAAAGCAGCAGATCCTGAACAACAACAAAAAACTGGTGCTGCAAAACCAACTTATGTTTCAACAGATAAACCAGAAAGCAAAATGAAAGAAGAAGTAAATTTACAAGAAGTAAAAGATAAACCAAGCAAGGGTAGCGGCAAAAAAGATGCTTGCTATCATAAAGTAAAATCTAGATATGATGTGTGGCCAAGTGCCTATGCTTCAGGAGCACTTGTCAAATGCCGTAAGGTTGGAGCAGCAAATTGGGGAACTAAAACCGAAGAAACTCATATGCACGAAGAGGAAAGATATTGTCCTCTTTGCAATAAGAGAGAAACACGTTCAGAATGCTCATATGGTTCTAAGGCGTGGGATAAAGTTTCTGTGAAGGATGAAGAATACTCAATGGTTCGCTCTGAACTTAGCACAATTTTAGATGCTGTCAGAAGACTAAAAATGAAAGTCGAAAATGGAGAAGGAAATCTTGAGGCATGGGTTCAATCTAAAATCACAAAGGCATCTGATTATATTGATACAGCGGCAGACTATGTTGCGGGTGGAGAAATGGATGAGATGAAATGTTGGCCTGGTTATAAAAAGAAAGGAACACAAACTTTGTTTGGTAAAAAATATAATCGCTGTGTTAAAAAAGAAGATATATCTATTGAAGATGCTAATGGAAATACTTTTGCTGAAGTTATTGACATAATAAAACCAGAACCTATTGAAGGGTTTAAATCACAAATTAAAGAGGCAATACGCATCCCAGCAAAAACTGGAAATATTATTCTAGTTACGCTCAATTGGAGAGGAAAATATTACATGATGAAATTATTTTTTCCTCAAACATCTAAACCAACTAAACAAGAGGTTCAAGATCAGATTTCTAAAGTTTATCCAGGTTCTAGAGTTCAATCATATTATGTTTCGGATATTAAACCGGGAGAGCAGTTTCTTCAAGTAGAAGATTGGCAGAAAGTAAATCGTCAAGATAAAACAGATGGATTAAGTAAAAAAGCAGTTGATGCTTATCGCAGTGAAAATCCAGGTTCAAATCTACAAACAGCAGTAACAGAAAAAAAACCAACAGGCAAAAGAGCAAAACGTCGAGCATCATTTTGTCGTCGTATGAAAGGAATGAAGTCTAAACTGACTTCAGCAAAAACAGCAAGAGATCCTGATAGCAACATTAACAAAGCACTTCGTCGATGGAATTGTAACTAGTAGATAGGTTTTATTATGTCTGACGTATATCTTGGCAATCCGCTTCTAAAAAAAGCCAATACTCCAATAGAGTTTACACAGGAGCAAATCATTGAGTTTGTTAGGTGTAAAGATGATCCAGTTTATTTTGCAAATAATTATGTAAAGATTGTTACTCTAGATCACGGTCTACAAACCTTCAAACCGTATCATTTCCAGGAGAAGTTAATCAATAACTTCCACCAACACAGATTTAACATCTGTAAGATGCCTCGACAGACAGGGAAATCAACCACTGTTGTGTCCTTCCTGCTCCACTATGCCGTCTTTAATGATAATGTGAATGTAGGTATCCTTGCAAACAAAGCAGCGACTGCAAGGGAACTCCTAGACAGGTTACAGACGGCATATGAGAATCTTCCCAAATGGATGCAGCAAGGTATTATTTCTTGGAATAAAGGTTCTTTGGAACTGGAAAATGGTTCTAAAATCTTAGCAGCATCCACATCAGCATCTGCTGTTCGTGGTATGTCATTCAACATTCTATTCTTGGACGAATTTGCATTCGTTCCGAACCATATCGCAGATTCTTTCTTTGCATCAGTTTATCCTACTATTACTTCAGGTAAGAATACAAAGGTAATTATTGTATCAACTCCTCACGGTATGAATCATTTCTACCGAATGTGGCACGATGCAGAAAAAGGCAAAAATGAATATGTTTACACTGATGTTCATTGGTCAGAAGTTCCGGGAAGAGATGAAGATTGGAAAAAGCAAACAATTGCAAACACATCAGAACAACAATTTAAAGTTGAGTTTGAATGTGAGTTTTTAGGATCTGTTGATACTCTAATTGCACCAAGTAAATTAAGAACACTAGTTTATGACCACCCCAAGACACGAAGTGCGGGGTTAGATGTTTATGTGGATCCGATAGAAGATCACGATTATTTAATTACTGTTGACGTTGCTCGTGGAGTTGGCAATGACTACTCAGCATTCACTGTCGTTGATATAACCCAATTTCCACATGCAGTGGTCGCAAAGTATCGTAATAATGAGATAAAACCTATGCTATTCCCAAGCATAATTCATGAAGTGGCAAAGAGTTATAATGATTCTTATATTTTATGCGAGGTAAATGATGTTGGTGATCAGGTTGCATCAATTTTGCAATATGACTTGGAGTATAATAATCTTCTCATGTGCTCAATGAGAGGTAGAGCAGGTCAAATTGTGGGTCAAGGTTTCTCTGGAAAGAAAACTCAACTTGGCGTGAAGATGTCCAAGACAGTTAAGAAAGTTGGATGCCTCAATCTTAAGACAATGATTGAGGAAAACAAACTTCTTTTAAATGATTATGAAATCATTTCAGAACTCACCACGTTTATTCAGAAACATAATTCCTTTGAGGCTGAGGAAGGATGTAATGATGACTTGGCAATGTGCCTTGTAATCTATGCCTGGTTAGTTGCTCAAGATTATTTTAAAGAATTAACTGACCAAGATGTTAGGAAAAGATTATATGAAGAACAAAAGAATCAAATAGAACAGGATATGTCTCCATTTGGATTCATATCCAATGGTCTTGATGAGAATAGTTTTGTTGATAGTGATGGTGATAGATGGTATTTGGATGAATATGGAGATAGATCTTATATGTGGGAGTATATGTAGTGGATATTGATGGACAAATTAAACTTGGACACTTATTACTTAATGATAGAAAATGCAGATCTTGTGGAGAAATAAAAAACTTAATAGAGGATTTTTACAGAACAAGAAAAAATAGAGGCCCTGTCCCATCATCATATTCATATGAATGTAAAGATTGTACTATAAAGAGAATTATAGAGAGCAAAAAAAGAACAAACGATGATATAAAATGGTCATATCCTGACTGGTAGTTGTTCATACACCGTTTCCCCATCTGAAAAGTATTTTTTAATAAATATTTTTTAGATAAACTGAGATTCTACGGAGAAAAACATGGCGACTCCTCAATTATCTCCTGGTGTACTTACAAGGGAAGTTGATTTAACAGTTGGGAGAGCTGATAACGTACTAGACAATATTGGTGCTATTGCTGGACCTTTTGCAATTGGTCCTGTAGAGCAAGCAATAGACATCACTACGGAGCAAGAATTAATTAGCAATTTCGGTAAACCAATCTCTACAGATGCTCAGTATGAGTATTGGATGAGTGCTTCTTCATACCTATCATATGGTGGAGTTCTTAAGGTAGTTAGATCAGATGGTTCTACCTTAAATAATTCTAATGCTGGAGTGGGAATTGGTTCTACTACTTCATTAAAAATCAAAAATTACGACGATTATTACGCAAATTATTCTTCAGCAACTAACTTTACCTATGCTGCGAAGAATCCTGGTTCTTGGGCAAATAATCTAAAAGTTTGTGTTATTGATGACCTTGCAGACCAAAGAATTGGTATTAATACCACTGATGTATCTGCTTTAGGTGCATTAATCGGATATGGCGTAACCACAAATATTTCTGCGATTTTAGCAGGTGCTGGTTCAACATCAACATTCAATGGATATCTAAAGGGTATCATTACTGGCGTTTCCACAGATGCTACAAATGGAAACAGCACAATTGATGTAAAGATTGTTTCTAGAGTTTCTGCTGCAGGAACTGAAACTAACATTACATACTCTCAAGGAAACTCAACTGCTTCATTTGAGGCTTCCGACTCAATTACCTTCGTAAACAATTCAGGTATTAACACTGGATCTTCTGCTACTGCAACAACGGTTGTTGATTGGTATGATGAGCAAACTTTAGGACTTACAAACTCAATTATTTACTGGAAGTCTATTGCACCAAAACCAGTATCAAACAATTATTCAATTCAAAGAAACGGAAGAAACGATGCACTACACGTAGTAGTTGTTGATGATACCGGTTCTATTACTGGCATTCAAGGCAATCTTATTGAGAAGCACGTAAGTCTTTCAAAAGCAGCGGATTCAGTATCTTCTATCAATTCCCCACAGAAGATTTGGTATAAGAACTTCCTTGCAAACTTCTCAAATTATATTTACGCTGGATATAATCCATCTAATGGTGCTGATGCTTTCCACGGAACAGTTCCAAGAGCAACTGGATTCTCCACTGCATATACAACATATACCACTTCAGAAGGTCTATGGGGTCAAAATGCACAAGGAATCACATATAGTGCAATTGGAAACGTAACATACACGCTTAACGGTGGTGTTGATTATTCTGTAAATGGTGGAATGTCAGCAACACTTGCAGATATCTCCTCTGCATATGACTTATTTGGAAATAAAGATGACATTGAAGTTGATTTCTTAATCAATGGCCCTGGACTTGCAAACGAATCCGAGTCACAAGCAAAGGCAAATAAACTTATTTCCATTGCTGAGGGAAGAAAGGATTGTGTTGCAGTAATCTCTCCTCATAGAGATAATGTTGTGAATCTAACCAATTCTACAACACAAACAACAAATGTGATTAGATTCTTCAGTGCTCTATCATCTTCTTCATATGCTGTGTTTGATAGTGGTTATAAGTATACTTACGATAGATTCAATAACCTCTTTAGATATATTCCTTGCAACCCAGATATTGCTGGATTGATGATGAGAACTGCAATTAACTCATATCCTTGGTACTCGCCAGCAGGACAGCAAAGAGGTGTGTTGAACAATGCAATCAAACTTGCATATAATCCAAACAAACCACAAAGAGATTTACTTTACACCGCAAGAGTTAACTCAATCATAAGTCAACCAGGTGTTGGTATCTATCTATTTGGCGATAAGACTGCTCTTGCATACGCTTCTGCTTTTGATAGAATCAATGTTAGAAGACTATTCCTAACGCTTGAGCAAGCACTTGAGAGAGCATCTCAAGCACAACTCTTTGAACTTAATGATCAGGTCACAAGAGCAAACTTCATCAATATTGTTGAACCATATCTCCGTGATGTTCAGGCAAAGAGAGGTATTTATGACTTCCTAGTTATTTGTGACGAAACAAACAACACTCCAGATGTGATTGATAATAATGAATTTAGGGCTGATATCTTCTTGAAACCAACCAAATCAATTAACTATGTAACCCTAACCTTTGTTGCAACTCGAACTGGAGTTAGTTTTGAAGAAGTCGCCGGTAGAGTTTAATTAACTAATCTAAACACAGAAGGAGGATCTTAAAATGTCAACTCTAAGAACGATCACTGGATTTAAAGAAAGATTAGCTGGTGGCGGCGCTAGACCTAATCTATTTGAAGTTGAAATTCCATCATTTCCTAATGCAATAACCAATCTATGGAGACCTGGAAGTGGTAATGAGATTGAAACATTTAAGTTTATGTGTAAGGCTGCTCAACTTCCTGCATCTAATATCGCTGCAATTGAAGTTCCTTTTAGAGGAAGAACTCTAAAGGTTGCAGGAGATAGAACTTTTGATACTTGGACTGTTACTGTTATTAATGACGAAGACTTCCAACTCAGAAGTGCGTTCGAACTTTGGATGAATAATATTAGCAAGTTAGATAATAACAGTGGAGCAACTAATCCATCCGAATATATGACTGATGCGTTTGTTCATCAGTTAGGTAGAGGATATGATAAGGGAAGATTCTCTTCCACCAACAATGGAGGATCTGCTCTTCCTGCTATTGATGTTCTTCCACTAAGAACTTATAAATTCTTTGATATTTTCCCAACCAACGTTAGTGCTATTGACCTTTCATATGATTCTTCAGATACTATTGAAGAGTATAGTGTAGAGTTCCAAGTTCAGTACTGGACTGCTGGCAGAGGACCTTCCACAAATGACCAAACTAGAACTAATATTAGTTGATAAATAGTCAGATATAAGGTCAGACAAAATAAATTATGTCAAAATTATTTGGATTCTCTATTGAGGATACTGAACCACTATCGCCAAGTACAGTCAGTCCTGTTCCTCCCAATAATGAGG